TGAGATCAGTAGGGCCAGTCAAATAGACCGTAGCCGCGCCCTGGTCGTCTAGCACCGTTGGGTTTGGATTGCTGATGGTGAGAAAAGGGTCCGAAAATGTCGAACTCGGGGTAGATGTTCCAGGTAGATAGCTAAACAATTTGGCGCCAATGGCCGGCTGGCCGTCAATCACGGCCTGGAAATGCGGCCATGGATATACTTCTATTATTACTGTTTCTAAAGGTACTGCTATAGCCATAGCAGATAGCCCTCTTTTTTGGTATAATTCGCGTATACTTTCTTGCTGGTGGGGCCGGAGCTGATCACTCCGCGTAAGTTGCTGCCCTATACGGCAAGCCTCACCACCTCGCGCTTATAGGGAGTGCGCTCATGCCTCGCAAAAGTCTTCTGTGTACGTGTCTTCAATGTCATGGTCAATTTCTTGTCAACGATCACCGCACCAGTAAGCCGGAAGCTATCAAATATTGCTCGCGAGTATGTCATGCAGTTGTGCAGAGTGCCGAACAAGCCTCGAAATTTTGGGAGAAGGTTGCCATCTGCGTGCATGGGCTGGACTGCCCTTACTGCTGCTGGCCATGGCAAGGATTCGTGAGGTACGATGGCTACGGCGCAGTGACCAAGCACAAACGCCCCTATGGAGCATACCGCCGCGCATGGGAATACTGGCATGGTATGGACATGCCCAGTGGGCTTGATGCCTGCCACTATTGTCATAATCCTCTCTGTGTCAACCCTGCCCATATTCATCCTGGCACACGGCAAGACAATCAAACTGAATCTGTCCTGGCTCATCGCTTTCCTGTGGGAGAAGCCCGCGCCAATACGAAACTGACAGAAGCGGACGTACGCTTGATCTTGCAATGGCATCGTGATGAGGGCATAGGTTGTTATGTCATCTCGAAACGCATAGGAGTGAGCAACACGACGGTGTACGCGATTCTCAAAGGGCGTACCTGGAAACATATCTCCTAGCGTGGGTGCCATAGCGCACTTTCCCGTTAAAGTTTGCACGCAAAGGTGTCGAAACGTATACTAGAGGCTGCCGTGCAGGGTTTGGCCACCCTCGCAAGTGCAGCAGCGCCAATCCGCTGATTGCAGCACGGCGCACCACCTCAGCCTGATTGGAGGTTGTCTCATGTCCTCATCGGATCGTTGGCTCTTCGCCATCCACTTCGCCGTCATGGTCATTGGTCTCGGCTTTCTTGCCACCATGGTCTATCTGACCTCCAGGCAAGTGGCCCATGTCGCGGATCTGCTGATCCGCCTGCATCAGTAAGGCGGTGCGGCATGAGTCTGCTCAACCTTGAAACCTACGATGCCCTCAAGGCGGCCGGCACCCCGGAGCCCGAAGCGCGCCAGGCCGCTATGGAAGTCGCCACGATGGGCGGTATCCTCAGCGTGCTGGCCGAACGCGTCAACGGCATCGACAGCAAGCTCACCATCATGCTGTGGATCATGGGCATTGGTTTTTCGGCCATGCTCACCGGCTTTGGCTTCATCCTCAACATCCTCTGGCAGATCACCGCCAGATTGCCACGCTAGGAGGTGCGGTATGGATCGCCTCTCCTTGACCGTGCTCGTTGTCGGCTGTGTGGCCATGCTGACCTGTACGACCCTCGTCGCCTACCAGAACGTGCGGCTGGCCCAGATTCAGCAGCAGACCATCGACCTCATCGTGCGCACGCACCAACGCTAGGGGGTAGCGCCATGGCCTGGATACTCTGGATCTTCCTTGGTGCGCTGCTGGCGATCCTGTTTCCGGCGATCCACGCGGTCTTTGCCGCCCTCGGTCCGGTGTTCGTTGTCCTCGGCCTCCTGATCGGTACCGGCGTCTTCCTGTATGCCCTGTCCTGTGGTGTCGAGGGCACCCTGCGCGAAGCCGGGGCCATGTGGCATCCGCTGACCCGCTGGCTGCCAGAAGGGCTCCAGCCGTACAGCTTCTGGCTCCTTGTGGCCGGCGGCATGGGGGCCTTTGTCGCCTTCAGCGTGACGGTGCACCTGCTCATGGGGCGTTAATCCGTGGTCCTGGCACGGCCACCCGGGGCCTGCTGGGACTCGCTCTGCCCTGCCCTCTGGCGTGGCGGCTCCTCCTGCATGGGCCCGTAGCCCATCTCCCGGCGTGCCGCATCCAGAATCAATGCCACATTGTTGGCCGAGAGTTTCCCCCCACTGCGCACAATGCTGTCACGAAACAGGTTCATGGCGCGGGGCGACCCGAGCATAAGACTGAGTGAGGCCGGGATCGCTGCGGCCACGGCCGCCCCCGGTTGCCCGGTCAGGAGCATCCAGCCCGCCGTGCCGAGACTCCCCGTCTGTGTCACCAGCGAGGCCAGCGAGGGAATCTTGACGAAGGGATAGCGTTTCGCCAGGGCATCGAGTTCGCGCTTCAACGTCGCCTGTTCTGCCTCGCCCATCTGCCCCAGGACCCGCTGGGCGCGCTTCGTCGTGCCCTGGAGTTCTTTGTTGAGGGCTGCCAGGTTGAGATCGCTGAACTTCGTATTGGGGTTGTAATTCGTGTGCTTCGTGACCATAGCTTGCAGGTCATCGGCATTACGGATACGGCGCCAGTCGGCCTGCGCCTGCTGGAGACGCGCAGGCGAGAAGCCTGCGGGCACCCGTCCCACGCTGAGGCCCTGGTCAATCGCATCGTCCACCGCGTTGCGCATATCCCAGAGCAGGTCGCGCGTCTCTGGCGTCGTGACGACCTGGCGACGTTTCATGAGTTCGGAGCGCAGGCGTTGCAGTGCACCAATATCCCAGCCCTTGAGACTCGCCGCACCGGTCGTGCCCGAGCGTTCGAGGGCCTGCGCCAGTGGCGACGAGATGCGCCGCACTTCCTGAAGCGCCCGCTGTCTCTCCACCGTACTCAGGCCGTTCCACATGGTCTGCACGGGGGCAATGTCCAACTTCACCCCACTCTGGCCAATCTCGTCAAAGACCGCCGATACCCGCGTCCGCTCTGGCGCCTGAAAGACGCGCTGCCCCAGCCCCTGGGCTTCCCTGGCGGCCTGGTCCCGCAGCACCATCTGCCCCCCACGACCACTGCGGAGGATCGTCCGTGCCGTGCCACGCACCGCTTCCTCACCAGCGGAAGGGACCAGATTCCAGGCCAGGGTTTCGAGCGCTTCCTGGGGTGTCGGGGCTTTCCCGGTCTCCCACCAGCGCCCGGCGGTTTCGCCCGCGCTCTGCGTGAGCGCTTCGCCGGCCACACGGGCGGCGATCCCCGCGGCCGGACGCATGGCCGTGCCCACGCCCGTCATGAGTGGAATCAGCGTCGAGGGCTTCGTGATGCCTTCCTCCAGTGGCGCTTCCACCTGACTTGGCAGCACCTGTGGCCGCTGACTGGGGGGGATCGGGTCGCCCTCATGCCACCCCCGCTGTCTGCCCATGGCCAGCAGCGCGGTGGGGTCGGTCACCGGCGGCGCCTGGACCGTCGGACCACCCCCCACCGCTAGCGCCGCCGGATCCTCCATCCCTTGCTGCTGGCGCATCCGGGCAATCGTCTGCGCGGCTTCCTGCTCGGTGGCCACCGGAGCCCCCTGGCTGGCCGCTGGAGCCGTCTGGGATGTGGGGGTCGTCTGGGACACCGGGGAAGGGGTCGTCGTGGCGCCTGGAGTCTGCTGGGCGTCTCTGCGGGCGAGTTCCGCTTCAATCTCGTCGAGACGACTGCGCCCAGGGGCGGATGGCTGCGGCGTGGCCGCCTCGGCACGGGCAGGGGTGAGTGCGCCGAGGATGCGCGACACATAGCCCCGCGTCTCTTTGAACGGGGGCACGCCTTTGTAGGCATCGACGGCCCCCGGCCCGGCGTTGTACGCCGCCAGGGCCATGCCCTGGTTCCCCCCGTAGCGGTCGAGCTGCTGCTTGAGGTAGCGCACGCCGCCTTCGATGTTTTGCCCCACGTCCGCAGGATTGACGCCGAGTTGGCGTGCCGTGCCGGGCATGAGTTGCATGATGCCAGCAGCCCCTTTGGGCGAACGGGCAGTGGGATCGAAGTTCGACTCCTGGCGCGCGACGCCGAGCGCCAGCGCCGGATTCACCCCCTGCAACCGGGCTTCCACCTCGATGAGGCGTTGGATATCGTCACGGGAGAGTGGCATCTAGCGCCCTCCCTTGCGCAGGCGGTCGCGCTCGGCGAGCAGTTCATCGCGGGACATCTCCGTGACGGGTTTCAGCGCCTGGCTGCTCTGGCCCCCACCGGGCGCGGCCTGGCCTCCGGTGCGTCCGGTCGCCCGGGCTTCTTCTTCGAGGTTGCGCGTAATGCGCTCCCGGGCCTGACGCTTTTGCTCAATCACCTCTTTGCTGTTGCCCGGTTGCGGGAAGTAGATCTGATCGGTCATGTCCCATTCCATCTGGGTGACATTGGCCCCAGACGTTTTGCGCAACCACGCCGCGGCAAATTCCCCGACCGCCTGCTTGTATTTTTGATAGTCCTCGCCCGTCAGATAATTGCTGATGCCGTAGGGCAGTTTCTGGTCAGCCAGCTTCTCCCAAAAGCCCGGCTGAAACCCCTTCTTTTCCATCTCGGCAGTAATGGCCTGGGAGCTTTTGGCAAGATCGTAATAGGTCCCGGCCTTTTGTTCGGCCTCGGTGGGCTTGCCGAGCAGCGGTCCCCCGCCGGGAGCCTGGAGATACTCGACGTCGCCACTTTTGCCAATACGCACCATGCCCTGCGGCGTCTCTTTAATCTGCCCGGCACCATGCATGGCGGACACCCGCTCCTTGGCCGACTCGGCCTGCTGGATGGCCCAGGCGCGTTCCTGTGGCGTGGCCGTCTCCCAGGTTTTGTTGAGGGTCCCTAAGTACTCCGTCACTGGCGCGCTAATCCCCTCGCGCTTCGCCTTGAGCATCGCCGCCTGCGCCTTCAGGTCTTCCTGCTCCAGCAGGATGCTGTCCTTCCGACTGAGCGCCCGGTCCGCAATCGACTGCATCGCCTCGGCCGAGTACACCTGCGGCAGTTGCGCCGCGTATTGATGCAGGCCCTGGCTTTGGAGCTGGGTCCGCCAGGTGTCGAGGTCCGCCTGGGACTTGATGGTTGGCGCGGTCCGGCCCAGGTACTCCATGACCTTCTCACCTATGATGAGTCGGTTCTCCTGGCGCTTGAGCTGCGCGTCCTCCTGCCCCTGCATCTGGCGCATGAGGAGCAGGCCGGCCCGGGGATTCTGGCGCACGAGCGCTTCGATAGGGTTGCTCTGCGGGCCCCCGAGTCCCGCCAGGGTCGGCTGTGGGGGCGTGACTCTCGGCATGACCTGCGCCGCGACGTCTGGCGGCATCGGCCCCCCACTCGCCGGCGACACCCCGGCAAAGCGGCTCATGTCAGGGTAGGCGGGAATCGTCTGCGTCGCACCTGGACCGCCCGGCCCCACCGTCTGTTGCGTCATGGCCCCGGCCGCCGGCTGGCCACTGAGCGACGCCAGGGGACTCTGGGGCATGCTGCCGCCGCCGCCCAGCCCCAGTAAGGCGGGGTTCTGTTGCACGGCCTGCAAGTACAGGGCTTCGGCTTCCTGGTTGCGCTGCGCTTCCTGCAAGGCCATCAGCGCGGTGCGGTTCTGCAGCATGCCCCCCGCCGCATTGATCGCCTGTGTGGTCGTGCGCGGGAGGTCAAAGGGCCGCATGTCCGGTAAGTAGAGTCCGCCAAGAACGGTACTCATGCCTGGACCTCCTAAGCGTTGAGGCTGCCGAGCAAGCTGGTCAGCTGATTCTGAAATGCGACGTTGCCAAAGGCCCCTTGCGCCGCATTGCCGAGGTTGCCCAGCGTGTTGGTCCAGGCGTTCCCACTACTGAGCGCCCCCTGTCCTTGCGCCGTCCCCAATTGCCCGTACAGGTTCCCCATCTGCTGCCCGTAATTGGCCCCCAGCTGCCCGAGCTGCCCCAGGCTTGTCTGCCCCAGCCCGGCCAGATTACTCCACTGATTGAACTGCGTGCCTTGCGCCAGCCGTTGCGCATTAAACAGTTCGGCGAGCCGCTGGTTCTGCGCTTCCCGCTCGGCCCAGTCACGCCCGTACTGGAGCTGGTTCTGCCCCAGCAGCCGACTATAGAGGGCCTCGTCATAGGCCTGCCGCTCGCGCTGCCCCTGTTGCTGGGCGTTGAAGTCGGCCTGCCAGCCAAACTGCCCTTGCTGCGCCCGCATCTGGGCTTCCTGTGCGGCCTGGCTCCAGTTCTGGGCTTGCGATTGCTGCGCCAATTGCTCCCGGAAGGCCGCTTCGGCCTGTGCCTGCGACCAGCCCTGCTGACTGGCGATCTGGTTGACCTGCTCGCGGAGCTGCGCCTCACTCATGGCCTGGCCGTAACCCATCTGACTTGCCGTCTGCGCCCACTGCTCTCGCAGCTGTGCCTGTTGGCTGGCGCGTTGCCAGGCCGCGCCATACTCCTGACTCGCCAGGTCCTGCCCTTGCTCCTGGAGCGCACGCAACGCTGAGCCTGACAAGGCCCCACCCCGGGCCGCCTGCGAGGCCTCTAAGGCCCGCTGGGCCCGGTCCAGGCGAAACTGCACCCCCGGATCATTGGCGAGCAGTGCCTGCCCACTGAGCGTCGGCACGGCCCCCGGCGTGTAGCGGTACTGGCTCGCGGCCGGGATGGCCCCTGGCGCGTAGCGGTAGTCCCCGGCACGCGGTCCCTGCCCTGGCGTGTAGCGGTACCCCGCCGCACTGGGCACGTCGGTGGGCGTATAGCCGCCGTAACTGCCCGGCGTCCACCCTGGGGTGGCACTCGGGAGGGCATAGCCTGCGCCACTGAGCGGCGCCACCTGGCCGAGCGTCGGTTGCGCCTGACCCGCCAGCGTCTGGAGTTGCCCCAGGGCACTGCGTCCGGCTTCGAGCCATGGGGCCTGGTTGGCCTGGGTAGCCAGCCACTGGGCCGTTTGCAGATCAATGCCCCGGTTGAGGGCCGCCGCCTGGAGGGCCGCCGCGTCACTGGCGGCACTGGCCCCCATGGCGCCGGCCCCGAGCGACGTCAGGCCGCTCACGGCAGGGCCGAGCCACGAGGCATTTTTGCCCAGAAAGCCGCCCACACTGCCGAGGGCGCCGAGAGCGGTGCCGAGCCAGCCGCCGCCGGTGCCGCCGCCGCCCCCAAAGCCGTACAGACTGGGATTGGCCGCCATCGCCGCCGCGACCTGATCTTGTAAGGACGACACGTCACCAGGGAAATCCCCCGTGCCGTAGCCACTCCAATCGCTCACACCACTATACCAGTCGCCGGCGCCGATATCCGTACTGTAATCTCCCGGGAAATCCCCACCGCCCCAGTCGTTCCAATCCATACGCCCTCCTGTCGCCGCGTCCGTGAGTCCCTGCGTCGCCCCCTCCTGCACGCCCTGCGCCGCACTGAGCAGGCCCGCCACACCACTGCCCGCACTGCCAAGCTGTGACCCTAAGCCCAGATAGCGACTCACCTGTTGGAGGGGCTGTGTTCCAGTTGCCCTCCCAAGCGCCCCAGTAATGCGCCCAGCAGAGCCCGCTAAACGTGCCACATCACCCACACTGCGGATGCCGGTACTCGCCAGATTCCCCAGCCCGGCCGCGCCACCCGCCAGGCCACCGAGGACCCCGAGACCCAGCCCGACTTTCTGGAGCCAGGGCTGGCCCGTGGCGGCGCCCAGCACGTTCGCGCCCATCCCGCCGTAAGAGCCGATGGCACCGATCGTCCCGAGCGTCGAGGTGGGAATCCCCAGGATCGAGGGCGCCGCCGCACTGGCTGCCGCAGGGGCTGCCGCGGCGCCACCGGCCGCCACTGGCGCAAAGGCCCCGAAAGCCGCCGCGCCGCCGGCCGCCGCGCCCAGGGTGCCCAGGGCCATAAAAAACTCGTTCGAGAGCGGGTTGAAAGCGTCCGAGGGCTGCGGTGTCGTGGCCACCCAGTTCTGGTACGCATCGGCCTGGCGCACGTTCTCGAACAGACTGCGCTCGGCATCGGTGGCACTGCCGGCGCGGATTTTGTCGCGTAGGCCCAGCATAATGGCGCCCAGGTCGGGGGAGCTCTGCGTGAGCCGCCAGGCGGACTCCACCCACTCGGGATCGCTCTTGTCCTCGGGAAATCCGACCCAATAGCCCCCGCGCGCCCCTGGGGTCAGGCGCGCGAGCTCCCGCGTCGGCACCGCCAGGGCCTGCGTGCGCATCTCCTCCCACTGCTCACGCTCGTAGTCCTTGAGCTGCCCGGCCTCGGCCTGCTCAGCAAAATGGAGGAGCTGCTGAATATAGCCCGGCGGGGCGTAGGGCATCTGCGGGATCGGGGCGCCCGGCATCCATTGAAAACTGCTGCTCGATCCCTCCTGGCTCGGGAATTGATAGGAAAGCGTATATTCCGGGACCTTGGAGATCCCTTCATCCCCCCACGTTACCTTGCTCCCGTCAGGGAGCGGTAACTCCCCGTAGAAGGGAATGTCTTCCTGTTGATCGTCCACAATCCCGCGGCCAGGAACAACGTACAGGGTCATAGGAAAGTCCTATGTTTCTAGCCTACCCCGCCCAGTACGACCCACTGAGCGCAATCTGCGTCGTGGCCGTCAGGGCCGTCACCGGCAGGCGGTCCCAGCCCGTCGTACGCCCTTGCTGATACAGCCGCACGCGCGGTTCGCCAGCCACCATGGCGCCCATCAGGCTCTCGAACTGGCCGCCCAGCGTGACGTTGCCAAAGGCCAGCGACACCGGAATGAGCAAGGCGGGTGGGCCACTCGCCGCCGCCGGCAGCCCTGCCACGTCCACAAAGCCGGCCATGATGGGATCGAGCGCGCTGAGGGCGAGCGTCGCCGCAATCGTATAATTGTTCCCCGTCTTGATGGCCTGGCCCCACTGCACGCTATAGGTGTGACCACTCGTGCCACTGCTGTCCACCAGCGTCGGCGTCCAGGTGAGGAGCACCGGCGTGATGGCCTCCAGCGTGGCCTCAATGGCGCCCAGGCGTTGCTGCGTCGTCAGCGACAAACGCTCGAACCAGCGTACCCACGTCGGCGTGAGCACCAGGGGCTCCCGAAACAGCACGGGCTCACGGGCCGGCACAGGATCTAAACGTTCGGCCACAGCTAGGGCTCCTCAAGGTACGACTGTACCGCGCAGTCCTGTCGGCGCGTTGGGCGCTTGTGGTAGCGGCACTTGAAATTGAACGGTGTTGCTAGGACCGGATTCCTCCCCGTCTGCAGCCACCGCTTTGACGATGTAGCAGTAGTTGTGCCCAGCCAGCAACGGGGCCGGCGCCGAGCCCGTATCCGTATACGTCTGCTGGCTCCTGGGCGTCGTCGCCAGGAACGCATACACCCCGAGACAATCGTTATCGCGATACACCGCGAAGTGGTCCGCCGGGTCCAGGGGATTGTCAAAGATAATCCCAGATGAGGTTCACCCCAACCCCCAGGGCAGGCATGGCCCAGAGCAGCACAAGGGCGGTCAGTACGGCGCGCATGTTAACTTACCTCCAGGCGAGCCCCTAATATGGCCGTGAACACCGGGTCAGTCACGACCACTTTGAACGCCCGCTGACTCTTCGCTCTCCCCAGCCGACGCCACCTGACCAGCCTCGTGCGTTCGCCAATGCGCCCGGCGCTACGCCACAGGGGGTGACTCCACGAGTGGCCCCCGTCATCGGACCAACTCAACATGACTTGCGGGTCGGCCCCTGGCGGCTGCGCACCCCCGTCGGGCGGGTCGAAGCCGGCCTGCTCGTGCGTGCCAGGCAGCGCCAGCCCATCCAGGCCCACGCCCGTTTCGAGCAGCAACTCGAACAGGTGATACACCACGGGCTGCTGGTCGTTGCGGATGTGCGGCGAGATGCGCTCGCGGTAGAGCGGATCGGTGCCATGCGTGTACCAATCCGGGCGCCAGCGATACAGGTGCCCGGTGGTGCGATCACCCCAGAGATGGTCACCAAACGCGAGGCAATGCGTGCCAGCGCGCCAGGCCGTGAGCGTACCCTCGGCGGTGAGGTCCGCCAGTTCGGTCCAGCCCTGCGTCGCCACGTCATAGGCCCAGGTGGTGTCGTGGCCCGGCACGTGCAGGAAGTACCACGAGTGGCCACCATGCCGGGCGGTGTAGGCTTCCGTGCCAGAGAGATCCGTCACATGCGAGAGCGACGATTCAACGGCATGGGTGGAGATGCGGACGGGGGCGAAACCTTCCAGGCGCCAGACCGGGCCTTCGCCCCTGGGGCTTCCTCCTAGGAAGTACACAGTATTTTGCATAGCGACGCAGGCCCAGGGCGCCGCGATCCCCTGCTCAATAAACGTACTGCTGGCACGCATGTACGGGTTCAGACTGTCCCCGGTCGGATGCCACACCTCAATACTTTGCGTGCCGAATAAGTACAGCTCTCTATGGTCTATAAGCAGCGTCAGGAGCAGGTCGGCACGCGCTTCCGCCTCGTAGAAGTTGAGGGCGGGCCAGGTCGCCGGGGCAAACGGGTCGCTGTACCAGAAGCGCCGCGTGCCAGGCTCGTTGGTGAGGATGCGGCCATCGAGGTACTGCACCCGCCCAAAGGTCTGCGGGCCTGTGAGCGGGATGGTCGCCAGCGTGTTGGTGGCAAACGGCATGGTATACCCGACGCCCTGCGCGCTCACCACCAGCGTCTGGCCGTCATCGGTCATACTGACCGGCGCGAGGCCGGTGGCGAGTGTGCCACGCACGAGATGCGTACCGCCGGCAAAGCACTCGTAGAGGGTGGTACTGGTCGCGCTAAAAACCCTGCCATTTGTACATTCATATAATCCGAGAATAGGTGCAGATTCAAGTAAATCGACTTGCTCTAAACCAGGGAAACCGTACAACGTGTATTGCCCACGTTGATTTGGGGACTCTTCTAAATACAAATTTAATGTTCTTTCAGAACTAACAAAAGGGCTTCTTGCTGGTGATGACGGACCTACAAAGCCTTTAAAATCCATGGCATTCCTAGCCATACTAGGGTACAATAAGAGTATACTTGCTCACTGATGGGGTAGCGCCTGATCAGCGCTCGTCAAGTCATTGACCTTCCTCAGTGAGCCCCATCATCCAACCTGGAAGGAGGTTGCCACATGCCGTTCAAAGATCCCGAAAAATATCGTGCCATGGCTGGTATTTACTGTAGACGTTGGCTCGAAAAATCCCCCAAAAACCGTGAGACGTACAATGCCGCAGCGCGTGCGTCGTACCATCGACGGAAAGAACGACTCAACTCGGAACGTCGGGCAAAGCATGCAGCAAATCGTGACGAGTTGAATGCGATACGGCGAGCAAAGCGCGCTCTGAAGACACAAGATGCGCGGGAAAAGCGACTGCAAGAAGCTCCGCTGAAGAAAGCGCAAGCACAACAAGCACGTATTCTGTGGCTCAGCCAATGGCATCGTACTTATCGGGCTGCTAATCCTCAGCAATTCCGTGCCTATGGACACGCGCGACGTGCAAGAGAAAATGGACATCCATATACATTGACACCAGAGCAAGAATCGTTTTGCCGCGCGCACTTTCACTACACCTGTGCTGTCTGCGGCCATGAAGAAGGCTTTCAGTGGCGCATTGTGTTGGATCACTGGATACCTCTCAAATCCCCTGACTGTCCTGGCACGGTTGCCACCAACATGATTCCTCTCTGTCATGGCGTCGGCGGCTGTAATAACTCGAAAAAGGACAAAGACCCTGAAACCTGGCTGATTGCTCGCGTCGGGAAGCGCAAAGCCGCGACAATCTTGAAGCGTATCCGCGCCTATTTCGCTCTTGTGGCCCCAAAGGAGCAAGACGCATGACCCCGGAGCGCAAAGCCGACGTGCTCTTCTGGTGCCAGGTCGCCCTCTATCTCACGATTATGGGCGCGATTATCACCACCATGATCCTCTTTGCCTTCTGGCTCAATACCCTGCGCCTCGACCTGGAGGAAGCCCGCGCCAGAGATCGCGCCATGCTCCAGCAACACCAGACCGTGCTCGCCGATCACGACCGCGCCCGCGAGCAACACGACCGCGACCACCAGGCGTCCCACGCGGCCTTCATGGCGCTGCTCCAGGCGTACCGTTAACCAATCCCCGCCCGGAAGCGCGCCATCCGGTCCCCCACCAGACCGCTCCCCGGCGTTGGACTCATCCGCCCTACGACCGTGTTGATCACCGCCAGGTTGCGCTTCGATTCCTCCGCAATCTTCAGCGTAAGCGGCGAGGGCTGCACGCCATAGGAGGGCGAACATTCGAGCGCCAGGGCTGCCCGGAGCGCCCGCGTATAGCCTGGCGGAAACTGCACGTCGTCATCGAGACTGCTGAAGGCCTCTAGGGGCACCCAGGGATAGACGGTAATCGTCCATGGTCCTGCCGCATTGACTGGCCAAATATACAGCTCCCCTAGGGGCACCTGCGGCGCGTAGTACAGCGCCAGGGGCCACGTGCTGGTTTCCGTCTTCCAGGCGAGCTGGGCGTACTGCTCCTGGCGCGCCAGCACCTCCACGGGGTAGTCATAGCCCACCGCATCACGGTACTCCGCATGGTCCGCCAGGCGGATCGGGCGCGCACTGGGGATGGCACCGCCCACCCCCCAGGTCTGCATCGGGACACCTGCGGGCCACGACAGCTCCGTGGGCTTGAGATAGTAAATCCACAACGACTCGGTACTGAACGAGTCGAGCAGGGCATTGAGCAGGTCCAGGCCATGCTGGGCCATATCAGCCTGAATCGGCTCTTCCGGGCTACTGACGCCCAGGTCCATCAGGGCGCCTTTAATCAGGGTCCTGGCGGTGGTCACCGGCTGCTCCGGCGCGGGCTGGCCGCCTCACTCTCAGCAGCCTTCGCCGCCGCGTCCGCCGCCTCAGCCGGGCTCTCAAACCATTCGCCAGCCGGGAGCGCACGCAATTCCTCCGGCGTCGTCACGACCTTCGATGTGCCACTGACGTGATAGCGCCAGGAGGGCAGCACAGGGGCTTCGGGCATAATCCATCTCGCTTTCCATATTAGACCAATGGACTCCAGACACGGCATACGGCCTCAGGTTGCACATATTTGAACCCCCAGAGCACATCACAACGGCTCAAATGGCCATCAGTACGGATGTCGGAGTCACGCCACACGCGCAACGCCAGACGCACCTGTTCATCACTGGCCGTGGCATTCTCGCCAGACCACGGGGTAAACAGCTTGACGTTGCCCAGCGTCACGCCAATGGGGTGATAAAACAGGTTCTGGGCATAGGCGGTGTCTGCGGTACCCAGAAACGTGATGACGCCGTTATCCACGGGGAGTGCCGTGACGGTGGCCCGTGGGTCGGACGGCAGAATCATCGGCGGGTAGACCGGCACACTGGCCGTGCCCGTGCCACTCGCGTCCACGTCGGCCTGCACGCTGAACATGCGCAACTTCCCGGTCGATTCCAGCGACTGCGGCTTGATCCCGAACACGTTGGCCACCTGAAACACGTCGCCCTTTTTGAGAACGCCCGTGGCCGAGGCGGTAAAGCCCTTCATGTTAATCGTGGACCCCGTCGAGCCGGCGGCAATGAGCGGCGTCCCGGCGCGCGAGCCCGTGGTATGCGTGGCCACGTTTTGATCAATCGACCACTTCGCGCCTAAGGTCTTGCCCATCAGGCCATCGGTGTACTGCCGGCCAATCTCGGTGGACTGCTGAAACAGGCCCTTGTTCTCGTCAACCACCTCGATGCCTTCGTCGGGATGGAGCACCACGGCGCGCTGATCGTCCCTGGGCACCCCTTCCATATCCAGGAGGGCCGAGGCCAGACCAAACGCCCGCCAGTGCTTGCCGGTTTCCACCAGCACCGAGTTATACGCCTCCCAGTACATAGACAGGCCATCCGTGTCAATTTCGTTGGCCAGGCGGGCCGCCTGGGGTTTGGCGATGCGATTGTTCCAGTCATCGAACTGCAATGTAAGTTCCACTGACGTGAAATCCACATCCGCATGTTTCTGTTTGTCAATGACCAGACGGACCACCTCTTCCACGTAGTCTTGACCGACATAAGCAGGGCCATCATGGACCGAATAGCGCGGGGTTTTCCTTATGTCGAGAAAATCGCCGATCTTGTGACCTTGCTTCCCAAAATCATCCTCCCAGCGGCGATCCGCACCAGCGGCGAAAACGAGGTTATTGGTTAAATTAGCGAGAAGCATTTGACTTACCATCTGTATGGTACGAAAAGTATTGGCCATATTAGCTCTTTCCTATTTACAACGGAATGTCGGCGTAAAGGGGGAGCTAAACGCCATACTTTATTGGCAAACGTGCCAATAGATGGGATACAATTACCTATGTCTGGTATACTCCAGATGCGACACGGCTAGGGAACAGCTGCCCGAAAACCTGTCTCAGCAGGCTGCCGCGTCGTTTTCCACTGAGACCTCTGACTGAGGAGAGGACAGAGAGATGTCTCGCCAAATTGATCCAGACGTGCAGAAAGCACGCTGGCGTCTTGCCAGTGCGCGCTATCGTGCCAAACATCGTCCAAAAGTTCTTGCCAAACAGCGTGACTATAATCAGCGCTACTACGCGAAAAATCGCGAGAAATTGATCGCAGCCAGCGCCGCGTACTATGCGGCAAATCGCGAGCAGATTCTTGCTGACAACAAAACTCCAGAAGCGCGGAGGTATCAAGCGCTCTGGAAAAGGGCCTTCCGTGCGAGCAATCCAGTCGCGTACAATGCCTATACGCAGAAGCGTCGTGATGCCAATCGCGAGACCATTCGCGAGCGTGACCGTGCCTACTATGCCATAGACTATGCCGCGCATCCTGAACGCCACCGGGCGAAACACCATAGGCGACGTGCGCGGATAGCCGGATCGCAACGTAATGACTTGACGCCCGAACAAGCTGCACTCATTCTTGCTCTCGCCGATGGCGTCTGCGCCTATTGTCCGTACTACAATCCTACGTGTCAGGCCTGCAAACGGCATAGTCACGAACTCACCTATGATCACATCACGCCCGTCAATGACCAGGGCGACAGCACACTCTGGAACTTTGTCGCCTGCTGTAAGTCTTGCAACTCCAAGAAAGGTATTGGACCGCCTCCAGGACCAGTCCAACCGTTGTTGCTCTAGCGCCCGAAGTCCCTAGGGCTAGGCCTCCATCCACTATTCCATTTCGCTCTAAACTCCGCCTGACTCCAGTCCGCCGGGGATTCCGGCGGGGCCGCCCCGCGCCCAGTCAGGGGGGCGAGCGGGGGGGCTAAGGGTGGGGGACTGGCCGCCGGGGGAGCAGCGGGCGGGGGGGCCTGTGGCGGGGTGCCGTTCGCCTGGAGAGAGACAGGCTGCAGGCGCCCGAGTTCGATCAGCATGAGTGGCGGGGGGAGCTGGTTCAAGCGTGCCACCACGTCAGGCTGGCTGGCCAGGCCATAGGCGATGGCAGGACCATCCGGATGGAACATGAGGGCCTGCTGGAGGGGCGGCGAGACCTTCCCCACCAGCCCGGCACGCACCACGTCGTCGTAGTCCGCGTGCTGCGCCTTGAAAGCCGCCTCGCGTTCCTGAAGCTGGCGCTGGAGGTCCTGCATCTGCTGGCGCTGCTGCATCTCCTGTGTCTGCGCCTGCGTCACTTGCTGGGCTTCGTAGCGGGCCGTGGCGCGCACGTAGTCGTCGTGACTCTGAAACGCCTCGGCCTGCGGGGGGCCCTGGGGCTGCTCGGGGAGCGCGGGGGCCCCACCCTGGAGCAGCTGCGTCATGAGCTGCATCTGGGCACGCAGTTCGGCAATGGTCTGCTGATTGGTGGCGCGCTCGGCTTCCAGGGCCCGCTCGGCCGCACGGTGGCGAGCGGTCAGGCGACCAATGCGTTTATGGAGATAGCCGGCCGTAATCGGCGCATCATCGGGAGAGTCGGGCTCGTCCGCATCCCCTGGGGACTCTCCCTCCCCAGGGGCGGGTGGTTCGGGTGGTGAGTCCGAGGGCGGTGCGTCGGAGGCCTCCGGCGACACCTGTGCACCAGGCGCATCTGTTTGCGCACCGTCAGCTGCCGGCACGTCGGGCGATACGTCCCCGGGATAGGGGGTCTCGGTAATCTGGCCGCTGGCGTCGCGGCTGGTGATCGTAATGGCCACCGTTATTGCTCCTCTACGGTGCCGTTCGTGGGTTGCTGCATGTCATGGGCGAGTTTTGCTGCTTCGACAGAATATTTGAGTTCCAGTTCACGGCGCTTGAGGGCATTATCCTCCACAGCCACCTCATGTTCCCACTTCGCCTTATAGGTCTCAATCGCCTCGGTCTGGCGCTTATCCTCCAGGCGCGTCTTGAGCCGGGCATTTTCCTGCTCGGTCAAGGCCAGCTGTTGCGTCGCCACCTGTGTCTGCTGCTGGAGCTTCTGCATCTCCTGCGTCAGCGCCTCCAGCTGCTGCTGGGCCTGTCTGGCGGCGTTCTGCGCCTGCACCAGCTGCGTTTCCGGACTCCCGCCTTGCGTCGCCTGGAGCGCTTCCGGTGGGACTAACGTGCGCAAGCGTTGCGAGAGTTCCTCGGCGCCCGGGATATCGAGCGAGCCCGTATAGATGTCGAGGACATACTTCGCCACGTCAGGCACCGCGCCCAGGAGAATGCCAAGCCGCTCATTCATCATCTCGCGGCTGGTGTCATAACTGGGGCCACTGGACACCACGCATTCGTACACGCCAGCCCCCAGCGCATGGTCCATCCCCTGCCCATCCGGCCTGGGCTGGTTCACCTGGGCCATCGAAACCGTCCCGTCCTTGCCGACCTGGCGCAGCTGCGTCGGGCCCGGGTAGAGGGTTGGCAGGATAGCGAGGATCTGCCTGCCACACGCCTCGATCGACCACGCCAGGTTGGCCGTGAAGCCGGCGGTCGTCTGCTCGCCCTCGCGCTTCCTGGCGTCAATCGCCGCGCCACTCTGTTCATTGGAGGGCGCGCCAACGCTGGCTTCGTACTGGCCTACGGTGGCCTGAATGTCCTGGGCGGCGAGCATCCTGGCCTGGGAGATGGCCTGGACGGCGGGCTCGGCCACCTCACGGCGGGGTGGGGGGAGGAGCTGGCCGCCAGCCACCACGGCCTTGACGGGCAGGTAGGGCAGGTGCGCGTCATTGGCCTGCCTCCACAGGTCCTCGTAGCCGGCGATGGTCTCGGCAAACAGGATGAAGGGCGCCTTGGGCGTCAGGGCAATGGCACTCATTTCGGCGCTGGCGTAGGCATCGTAAGCGAACTGGCTGGAGGCCGAGGCCTGCACAATGCCGGTGCGGCGGGCCCGGCCGTCGAGGTCGAGGCGCCGGCCTTCGACACGGATCAGCGGGATGTGACTTCCTGGCCAGCGGGTCTTCTCCAACACCGCGTAGCCGCACATGGTCACGCCATAGACGGTGCAGATGCGCGTCTGGCGCGTCGGCCACTCTGGCGGGAGATCGCCGAGTCCCTCGGTGGGCAGCACCGTGCCATCGGGCATCTGGACGATCTCTTCGTCCTGCCAGACCTTGTAGTAGTAGAGAGCCACCTGGACATCCGTCGGCGTGACCCACTTCTGGTCAGGATAGGACGCCCAGTGACGCACCTCGGCCGGGCTCTTGCGGTATTTGGCGCAGAAGGCGCGGTGCGACATGGTGTCGATGATGAAGGCCCAGTCGAGGTCCAGGGCTGCTGGGTGGGTGGAATAGGGGTCACAGAACACACTGAAGCGGTCGTACACCGGCACAATTTTGAGGCACTGCTGGAAGGACGTCGGGGATTCGTAGTCCAGCGCGAGGCGAAAGAAGCCCTCGCCAGTGCTGATGGCCTGGGATAAGGCCGAGGTGTACGAAATTTCTGCTTGTGAATCGGCCTCTATGTCCCTGACTTTCCCTTCCAAGATCGTCGCAAGCTTCTGCGTCGCCCCCCCCGACTTGGGACGAATACGGATGGAAAAGGGCGCACGCCTGTACGAGTTGATGAGTTGGGAGATATATTGATGCGTCCGATCAATAGTGAGCGTCGGCTGCTCCTGGCCTTGTTTGGCGCGTTGCTCCCGTAAATAGGAAGGCCAATGCTCACCGCTTTGAAACACTAAGGCATCGCGTTGTTGAGCCCTTTCAGCCTGCTCGGCTTGTTCTGATTCGGTGAACCGGGCACGGGCTTCGCTGAGCACGTCGTCATCGGTGCGCGGGTCCAGCGCAGTCTTGTCCTCGCGGGTCAGCGGGCGCAGGGTCTGGACGTGTTCAGCCACGGGCGCGTGCTCCTAATACGAGGTCTTTGAGGAACGTTTGGGGATCTTCGCCCCGGCTTTCCTCGCCTTGGACAGCGCGATGGCGCGCATCTGGCTCTCGCGCTCCTCTGCTGTCTGGTGCGTGCCCATGGTCGAGGGCGGGTTGGCATGCACCTCGCGCATCGCCTCAGCCACTTTTTTCGCGGTCTTACTCTTCGCCTTCGCCATCGTCCATCTCCTCAGCGGCCGGGAAGTATCCCCACCGCAGACTGTATAAGCCACATCGACACACCGTAGCTGGTGCCTCGGTCTCGCAGGCATACGACCGCCAGTGCCGAGGCAGCCGTCCGAGCCCCCGCTGCACCCAAACCCAGCGCGGCAGCAGCATGACCCACCGCCGGCGCGTGCGGTGGCGCCAGGGGGAGGTGACGGCCCAGGCCTCAGGAAGCGGTGTGGTGGGCATCTAGCCTCCTAGGGCCTGCTTCTGTGCGCTGAGACGGCGACGGTAATTTTTCTTGTGCCTGCTACGACACGCACGACAAATACGACGTCCCTTTGGGTCCAACGCCAGGTTGTCGCCATCAAATTCATGCCCATATTTGCAATGCGTCTTGCGAGCATTGGCAGCGGTTAATCCTTCGCCTCGCAAGATATTTGTATGCCTGGTAACGGGCTCAAGATGTGCAGGATTACAACAGGCATGATGGCGGCAGAGATGATCGAGCTGGAGTCCTTGAGGAATCGGTCCTACAAAGCGCTCATAAGCATACCGATGCACATACAGGAACGTGTGACTCCCTAAAGACAACTGTCCATAGCCCTTCTTATCAAGGGTCCCACCCCACAGCCAACACGTCTCCGTGCGTGTTACATAGGCTTCAAAGCGTATGGCAAGACTACAGGCGTCAGAACATCCCCGCTGGGATCTCCCATTGGCTCGGTAGACGTGGTTGCACCACACACACACGCGCAAAGGGGCACGCGGGTGGCTTCGTTGCGTTTTTCTCCAGACAGCGGGCGGAAAAAGCCGTAGATTCTTCTCAGGCATGCTGCGACTCCAATCCAGTTGCAGTGTGAGTAGGGACGTGTCAGGCACCACCCTGGCACGTCTCGTTATTATACCACAAGAGTCTGCGTAATACATTGATTTACCTGAACCAAAAGCCTTGCCTTACCCCTCGTGGGATAGCACCTGGATCTCTTGTAAATGTCGGAAGTTGCACTGTCTCCTGATCCTGGTACATAATACAAAATGTTCTAAGAGAGTCTGCGGCGTGGCTTGACCAGTCATGCATAGGATGGTCTAAGAAGGTTTTGCGTGTCTCGCTCCATTCCCTACGGTAAGCCGCCAGCGCCAGCAACCCTTCATGGCACTTCTCTTTGTCGAACATGAAACGGGGGAATAACGTTCTCACGGCCTGCACACCGTCAGCAATCGGGCTCTGCGTGGCAATGACCGAAGGCTTCAGCCCTAAGCTTTCCGCCAGGGCCAAGCGGGAACGTCCATCACTACTAAAGTCGCGCGCCATGACGTCATGAGGCCAGTAAAAACGACCATAGACGTAGGGCTTCTCTCGGATGGCTCGCACATAATATTCCAGTCCACGGTCCGTTGCTTCGAAGTAATCTATAACGTGGATCATTCTGCCCACAGGCTGAAAAAACCAAATAGCCGTGCTATCGGCAACCCCGATGTCGAACGAAACGTGCACAGGGATATTGACTTCCCATGGCACTCTGGTGATACGTCCTTCCTCCCTGGCCGTCTCCAGGTACGAGGCGTAGTAGGCGCCAATCAGGGCACTCTCGAAACTGCACATCCACTCCTGGGCATATTGCTCTGGTGCCATGACGCGCCGGGCCGCGTCGAGTTCCTCCTGCGGGATGACGCCGGTATCCTCCACCGTATAGAGCGCCGTATGCCAATCAGGCTCGTGCTGCGCCTGCTGGTAGAGGTCGTAAAAATGATTATGCCCCATGGGCGTCCCAATGAAGATGGCCCAGCCGGCCCGGTCCGCCAGTGCCGGGCGCACCACTTCATGCCACACGCGCGGGCGCATCTGGGCGTACTCATCGAACACGACGCCATCGAGGTAGATACCGCGCAGGCTATCGGGGTTATCCGCACCGTAGAGGCGAATCTGGCCACCATTGGGGAAATCCACCCGGAGCTCGGCTTGATTGATGGTGATGTCCTCAAAGACACTGGCATAGCGCGACAGCATATCCCACGCAATGGCTTTGGCCTGGCGATAGAGGGGAGCGATATAGGCGTAACGCGGCTGGCGCTGCGCGTTGCGTGTGAGGTCAGAGAGGGTAATCAGTAAGGTCAGGGCACTTTTCCCGAAGCGACGATGACAGACCCAGCAATTAAAACGCTGACGCGCATCGACCAGACGCTTTTGATAGGGGCGGAGGCGTTCAGCACGGATAAGGGGTGCACGCCTAGATTTCGAGGATCTGGGTGGTGCGATGGCCATGTTCATCGACCTTGGTAATTTCCAGGATCTGTTTCACGTCAATGGGCTTGCCATAGACATAGGCCCAGACGGTTTGCAAGAAGGAGACACTCGGGGTCTCGGCGTTGAGCACCTTATCGAGCTGCGACTTGAATTCAGGGCGTTCCAGGATCGTGCGGAAATACGCTTCTGCCTCGACGGTGCGCTTGTTCAGAGAGCCAGGAGGGCGCCCGGCGCCGGGGCGTTTGCCGCCGTGTGTCGCCATGATCATTCATCTTGATTCTTTATCAAGCATCCCCCATCCGTGCGCCGCAGGGCCAGACGACGCACGGCGGGTGTTAGTAGCACAAGAGTCCTGGGGTCGTGTGGATAGTGTCGAGAGGAGAGGGCTTGCCGGTGAGTAGGCGCACCAGTAGCCCCAAGGATAGGATAGGTCTAAGATACTCTATCCTATACTTCCTCTAGACTACTAGCACGGGAACAATTGTATGGCTATCGCGTGCTGGATGTCAAAAGGGAAAATGGGTCCGCGTCGATCCAGGCCACGGCATCAGCGGGGGCCGCATGCATGCTGGCGGTGTTCGAGGGCCAGACCCAGATCACGGCGTCTGCGGCAAAGTCGACGTCGCTGAACACGGCCTCCGGGTAGCGCGCCAGCAGCGCGGTCATGGCGTCCTGGAGGGAGGCGAAGTCCTCCGGGGTGGCGCACGCCAGGTCGTAGACGGTGCAGGGCATACGTCCTCCTAGTGCCCATTGGGCGGCCGCTGGAGCAGGTCGAGGATGGCGGCGAGCGTGCGGTCAAGGCGCGCGTTGATCTCGCCTTGACTGGCGAGAAACCGGAGGAGTTGGTCCTCCACCTTGCTCTGCATCTCGGCCAGGTCGATCATCACGGCTGTCAGTTTGTCAAAGCCCTGCTCCAGGCGTGTCAGGCGGCCTTCGTGGTCATCAGGCATCTGTCCTCCTAGGGCGTGCCGTTGTGCGTGTCGTTCCCCTCGCGGCGCTGGAGGAGTTGCACGATCAGGCGGTGGTCCTCGCGCAGGGCATCGATCACCGCGTCCATGCGGCTACAGAGCGCCACGAGGTGTCGGATAATGTCCTCGTGGCTGGCGAGCTGGGCGTTAAAGTCAGGGTCAGACATGGGGCACCTCGTCACGACCGAGGAGATAATCCACACTCACGCCGAGCACATCAGCAAGACGGACAAGCCGCGCCACCGTGGGCACACTCACGCCACGTTCGTACTTACTCACATCGGTTTTAAACAGCCGCGCCTGGTGCGCGACATCATCCTGACTCAATCCACGTCGTCGCCGCACGAGCAGCAAGCGCTCCTGTAACAGCGGAACACGTTCCATACTCACCTCCTACTATGATGATAGCAAGTGGTGAAAAATATTTCAAATTTCTTCTACTTTTTTTCTAAGATTGGCTTGCACAGGTAAGCGAGTTAGGCTACAATATTTCTAGAGACAGCATGGCGGTGGCCAACCCCGCAAGAGAGCATAAGGAGAAAGACAGCATGTATCCAGAGGCACTCATTACCCGTTTTTGGTCCCATGTGCGACAGTGTACACATGGGATGACGTGTGACACCTGTTGTTGGGAATGGACAGCAAGTCTGAATTCCTGGGGGTATGGAAATTTTAAAATGACGCCCCGCTACCGCGAAGGACGGGCCATCACACAGCACGCACACCGCGTTGCGTATCGGATTCACTATGGGGCATTCGACGACGCAGCATTCGTCTGCCATCGTTGCGATAATCCTGCCTGCGTTAATCCACAACATTTATGGCTCGGCACACCAAAAGACAATGTCAATGATGCGGTGAAGAAAGGACGACATCGATCCCAAGTCCTCAAGCTCCCGGAAGAGGAGAAGCGGGTCATTATGTACGCGAAATCACGCGGGATAAACAATAAGCATCTTGCCATGATTTTCGCAGTCACGATCCAAACGATACGTCTCATTGGGCATCAGCAAGTGTTCCACAGTCCTAAGGAAGGATTTCAGGACTATGCCGCAGAGTATGTGAAGATGGCAATTGAAAAAAGGTTAGCGGCTTTACGAGAGCAGTTACTCGAAGTCTGCCAGCAGTTAAAAGAACAGTAAGGAAACATAGCGCGGCGTACCGCCAAGCCCTAGGAAGCGAACGGTACGCCACACCACCCCTGAACCCCATGGAGGAGTCGAGAGATGCGCACCGTAGCAGAAACCATCCAGTTTGACAATGCCCTGAGAGACCTGGCCGAGCGTGCCCGCACCCGGTACGCCGGCGAAACGGCCCGCATCGACCGCGGCCTCTGCCTGGCGCTGAACGGCCACGTCACGCTGCACCAGGACGGGACGGCCAGCGTGCAGAGCGGCCGCGACGCCGAGGTGGTGTATACGGTAAACGGGCACTGCGATTGCCCGGATGCGACGCGGGCCCCGGAAGGCCGGTGTAAACATGTATGGGCTCGCTGCTTCGTCCGCAAAGCCCACAAGCAGATCGAGGAGGACCGGGCCGCCAACACGTATTATGCCACGTACTACGCCGAGCATGGCCTGGCGTATCAGGGCATCGCGCAGTACATCCCCGGGCAGGGCTGGGTGTTTCAGTCGGACGAGGATGACTTTACGCTGACCTACGCTGACCATGCCAGCCTGGTGCTGGGCGGCCGCGTCGATATCCTCGAAGCGCAGCGCGCCGCCGATGGTTCGCTGGTTGAGAAAGTCTGCTTCGGCACAGGGA